CACCTCCATGAACAAAGAAAACATGACGATCATCAGTTTTGCTATTATTTATCAGATCGTATAAAGGTTGACCATGACCTTCTACTCTGGAAAATAGAATTAATGTATTTCCTTTAAGATCTAGAGCAAGGTTTTTTATGAATTTATTACGTTTTTCGTGATTGATAATATACTGAACTTCATCCTCAAACTTTTCAAACTTTTGAGGAGGATGTTTGAGTAACAAGATATTAATATCTAAAGTTGCAACATGACCCTTCTTCATTAATTCATCAGTTCGAATAATTTTATAAGAAGCACCAAACAATCCTTCTAAAACCCATTTGTGTGTTTGAGATCCGTCTAAGGTTCCAGTAAATCCAAAGCGATATTTTGCATCACAAAGTTTTGTCATTATAGATACTAATGACTTAGACTTGAACTGGTGTGCTTCATCCCCGACAACTACATTAAATCTTGAAAAATATTGTTTGGGAAGTTTGTAGATAGACTGCCAGGTTGTAATGATTACCTGTGAGTCTGTTTCTCTTTCTTTTCCTGCATAGATCTTGTGGCAATATGAACCAACATCCCACCCATAATCTGCAAAATCTTTATACATCTGTTCTACAAGGGATGTCGTCGGGACGACTATCAGAGTATTTTGCCCTTTCTCAACGTAATATCGGACAATCGCATATATCATTAACGACTTTCCAGAAGCAGTTGGAGATATCAGTAACTTGCGATTATGTCTTAAAGCGTCGTATACTCCCTCAACTTGATACTCGCGGGGAGCATATTTAGAAATTGAAGTAATGTAATCTTTTACACCTTCCTTTGAAATCATTTCATTGACTTCAAATGGAAGACCATAGAATTTATTGTTTACAAATTCGTAAGTATAATTGTGGTTCTCACAGAACTGAATGAGTTTATCCAATAACCCAACATATATCTCTCCATTTTGGGTATTGAATAAACGAATTTTTCCGTCCCAATATTTGTTGCGAAACTGGGGCATGAATTTTGCTCCTGGCACATCAAAAGTAAATTGATCTGCCAGTTCATAATAAATGTGAGGTTCTGCCTTTACCTGTAGATAGACCTCATTCTTTTTTGAAATTGTCAAATGAGACATATACTCATAATATTACATATGAGTATTTATTTGCTCAATTAAACCCCGCTTGGAAGCGATGCCATTCAATAGCATTCTTAATTTGGAAAGTTCTATTTGATATAGTCTTAATTACTTCCTCTAAGAACTTCATCATAATATCATAATATCTGATTTTCATTTCTATTTTTGAGAGTCTCTCATCGGCATCTAGGTGCCTCTGTAACGAGTCTTTTTCTCTAATCTTATACGGAAATGGTTCCTCGACATAAACCTCTGCTGGCGCCTTTCCTGTGTAGTAATTATATCGTTCTAGCCTAACTCTATTGTAAGTATCTCTTGCCTTTTCTCGGAGGAGAGTAATAGTGTTATAAATCGTATAATACTTAGCATGTAGTTGAGGAATTTTTAAAGACTCATCATGCAAATTATCGGGATCAATGACAGAGTCTCTCTGCCACATTTCCTGAATTTCATCAAGGTTCATAGAGGATTATTTTCCTTATCGACTATATTGTAGATAGTATACTTGAAAGTCGCCTCTGCTGTAAAGTAGTTGTAGTCATCATCCGTTGCTTCAAATTCCATTGAACTGAGAGAAACTGGATACATGTCTCTAAACTTAATCAATGCAACATCATTGTAATTGCTGTTTAAAATTCTTAGTGTTCCGTCACTAAATGCCTTCAATGGATCTTGACCTCCATCATCTTTAGTTACCAGATCTCTATATTCACCTGTAGTCTCTGGAAATCCCAAACCAGTAATCCATTTATGAATTGCTAGATAATTTTCTAGATTTTCATCGATTAAAAATCTAATAGTTAAATCACCATAAGTGACAATATCACCAGGAACATCTATCATCTTGAGATATGATGGTTGAACTGCCGTTCCTAGTGTAATTTCAGGAATTCTTGCAGCATTACAGAAAAAAACTGCCTTTGGTTCTTTTGCTATCGTAAATTTAAAACCAATAGGAGACAGATAATTTCTATTTTGTATTTGATTTGAAAAAATATTTGCCATGATAAATTATTTTTTAGGTGGAGTAACTTTAGTATAAATCATTTTTTTACCCCATTTTTCTGGGGTTGTATTTGGACCTGCAATATCTTTTGTGATTTGTGGGGAAACATCAAAAGAAACATCTTTATTCACATTTCCAGTCGTTCCAAAATCTCCAACATCATTAATTTTTGCTGTTGTGGATTTTGTTTTTGCACCCATAGGTTTTGCTGTTAAATGTAACTTAGAACCATATGGAATTGATGGTGCTCCACTTTCTCCTTTCGGTGCTTGCCCTTCCTTATGTTTAAATGGAACTGCAGCATTTCTAGTCGTCCAGTTATGTGGATCTCCAGTTGCAGTTACTTTATTTGGGGTAAATGCATCTCCAGGGGCATATACACTTGCTTTTACGGGTTTCCACCCGTATCTCTGCTGCTCTGGTGCAGTATGTGCTCTTTGTGTAAACTTACCAGTTTTTTTATCTAATACCCCAGGTTTATAATTTTTATATGCCAAAACCTGACTTGATTGTGGTTTTGGTGATGCCTTTGGTTTTTCCTTGGATGCAAAGGGGTTCCAAAATTCTTGAATATTTGCGTCTCTACAAAACTCGTTAAAAGTTTTCATTTTTTTATTTTTATTTAGATAAAAAAAAGGGATCCCGAAGGATCCCTGGAAGTTTATGTGAAATGGATCACATGAGGTTTTGAACCTGTACTCTTCTGTAGTAGCGGTTGGTGTTGACACGGAGTCTTCCAAGACCCTGATCGGTGCCCTCAGCGAATGGGTTAGCAACCAGACCGTAACGGGTCTTGAAGCCAATCTTAGGCTGGAAGCTGTTCTCACCAACGGCACGTACCATCTGGAGAGGAACATAAGGGCAATAGAATAGACCAGCGTCATAAGGTGAAGAACCCTTATAACCAACAACGTAATACTGACCGCCACCTGCATTGGGGTTAGAACCACCCGAATATGGGTCAATATAAACGCGATACTTGCCTTGAAGAACACCAGCGAAAGTATTGCCAGTGTCATCAACTTGAAGGTTAGCGTTGAGTGCTGGGGTGTAATCAAGAACACCTGCCATGGTGAGTGCCGAAGCAACGTCTGCCGAGCAGAGGATCATGTTACCCTTTCCTCTACGAGTTCTGGTTGCAATTGCGTTAGCATCGCGCTCGATTTGGAAGATAAGACCCTTGAACTTCTCAACCGACCAACGTCCGTTGGAGTCAACATCGAGGTCGAACTTACCAGCGGTAGCAACGTTGTGCTGAGCGCCTGATTCTGCAACCTTGTAGATGGTTCTGATAACTTCACGGTTGATCTCAGCAAGAATCTCTGAGGAGAGGATATTTGCGAGTTCCGCTTCAGCATTCAGTCCATGGATTGCTCTCAGGTCTTGTGCTAGCTCAAGGCTGTATTCTGCTTTCAGAGCACGACTCTTAGCAGTAACAGTGACCTTCTCGATTGAGAATGCCATTTGGTTGAACTGATCTTCACCTGCTCCACCAAGTAGTTCAGCGTCATCAGTTCTCATACCCTGACCTACGGTGTAGGCAGCTTGGGTAGCACTTGAATCTGGGCTGAGGAGACCTGGGTTTGAACCTGCTTGTCTTGCAGTGGTTCCAAGACCAACTGAACCACTATCAGATCCTTCAACATAGAGACCAGACTCATTATCGAATCCTGAATCCTGACCCGACCATGAAGTATCTGGCTCGTTGAAGAATGCCTCAGTTCCGCTTTGGTTGTTATAGCGTGAACGCATTGCGAAGATAAGTCCAGTAGGACCATTCATTGGTTGAACGCCAGCGAGGTCATAAGCGACCAAGTTTGGCATTGAACGTCTGATCAGTGAAATCAGAACGGGATCGAAACCTGCAACAGGACCTGCACCATTAGCGCCACCTGAGAAACCAGCGCCGTAACCACCGGCACCAGTTTGAGTATTCATATTTGGACCAGCTTCGCTAAGGAACTCACGCTCCTCACGAAGTTCTTTTTCTTGGTTCTCTAGCAGGATAGCAGTTACCGATCTACGATGTGAATCTTTGATCGGATCCATTCCTTCGTAATCAAGGATTGGTGCCCACTTCTCCTGCAGGTATTCGGCGTTGAACATCTGCATTTGATTTTACCTCTTTAAAAAAGTTAGTTTGATTTTTATTATTTAGAATTTCACTTTTTGGAAACTCTACTTAGAACTGAAAGGTAGCTTTCCATTCTTCCGCTTACCTGAGGTGCTTCAGAATAATCAGCTTCTTCAGATAAGTTCTCGGTAGTTTCTCTTTGAGCACTAGTTGTTTTTGATGGGAAATATGATTCCCTTAGAGTTACTAGTTTCTCACGATAGCTTGCTTCACTATCAAACTCAACATTTTCAGCAAGAGAAGCGAGTTTGTCTTTCTGAGAAAGTGCAAGACCCTCAGCGACGTCTGCAAAGATTACATCAGCAACTGACTCTGCTAATCTTCTATTCAGAGCAACATTCTTATTAATTTGCTCGTTGAGTTTTTCTTCCATGTCATCAAGTTTATCTACCATACTCTCGATTACATCATATCTATCTTCAGGGATTGTTACATAATGATCTTCAAAAAGTTGCTTCATTCCAGTTAGGAATGACTCAGTCATTTCAGTCTTAAGACCGTGCTCGACTGCGAGTGCATTCTCTTGAATCCACTCATCAGCAACATACTCAAGATAAGCATCGACTCTTTCTTCAAGAGTCTCTTTAATTCCTTGAATTTCTTCAAGGAGTGCTTGCTCGTATGCTTCTTGAAGTTGCTCTTTGATTTCAGATACCTTACTTCTAATAGCAGCTTCAAAAATTACACGCGCTTTTTCTTGGAATTCTTCCGAAAGCTCTTCACCTTCCAAGAGAGCATTGACATCTTCTTCGATGTCAAACTCTTCTTTCATTTCATCTTCGTCTTCGTCTTCGTCTTCTTTATTTTTCTTCTTAGCCTTAGAACCGTTTCCGTGTGCTGCATCATCTTCATCACCCTCTTCATCATCCTCAGCAGCTTCTGCAACTACTTCCTCTTCTTCCTCGGATTCTTCTGCGACTACTTCTTCGTCATCAAGATCAACATCTTCACCATAGCTTGCTTGCTTACCAACAATAGCTGGAGGCATAGGATCTGCAGGCTTGGCACTCTTATTGATTACATCTTTAACTTGTGCTAGAACTGCTGCAGCATCTTTTAATTTTGCTGAATCGTCATCTGGACGATAATTATCTACAGTAGGACCGCCCAGATCTTCCCATGCCCCAGTTTGACCAGCAGGAATTCCTGTGGTTAATTTTGGCATAGCTTCTGCAGGCTTTGCTCCTTTGGTTACTACGTTTTCCATTTCTTGTAAATTTCTACCAACGGACATTTTTGTTTTAGATCTTGTATATAATCTATATTTATTTATAATTTATAGATTTGACAAGAATTCATTAAACAGATTTAACTTGTGTTCTTCTAATCTTCTTTGATCTACTAAAGTATTAATTCTACGTTTTGTAGATTCAACTAATTTTTCGCGTAGGATTCCACCATCCCACACCCATTCCTTTCCTTCCATAATTCCTTGAACAAAAGCATCGGGTGCTGAAGGATCTGCAACAATATCTGCCGCAGTTGCCAACATAAAATCCTCACCGACAATTTTATGACCTTCATTAGTCATTTTTAATGAACCAACACCACGAGAAGAAACACCTAAGCAAACTCCTTCACCAATGAGTGATTTTGCAATCTTACCCATAGGAGTTTCAAGAAGTTGTGCTTTACCTCTAAAATTATTTCCCTCTGCAGTGAGAGATACAATCTTATGGGAAACTCTGTCTAAGTTGACAGTAGGACCATCTGGATGACCTAATTCTCCCAGAGCACGTCCTTTATCAATAAAAGCTTCTGTATATCTTTTTACTTCACGGGAGAGAGTTTCCATAGGATACATTCTTCCATTACGATTACAGATATCTCCTTGTAAGAAAATACCCTCGATAAACATTTTCTTTCCGGCACCTTTGCCTTCGGTAATGAATTTTACCTTTGATACTTCTTCTGTGATGAGTTTCATTTTAGTTTGTAAATGCTACTTTATTTGCTTTAATTGCCGCTGAAGTCCAAATGACATCAGATCCTTGCTTTTGAACGAATTCGATGGAACCATTTGGCATAGTAAAAAATGCAGTTGTTGCTGCCCCAACTAAGGTATTAATTCCAACAGTTACTGCGGCATTTTGATTATTATATAAACGAACACATGTTGCGGAACTAATGCTAGTTGCAGTTCCTGCTGAAGTCGCCGTCGATACTTCTGTTTCTATAATTTTTGTTACTTGCATTATTCTTCATCGGTATTAAAATTTTCATCTTCACCATCGAATAATGAAGACGCTATTTGTGGTTTTATTGAATCAACTCTTTCCGCTGCTTTCATAAACAAAGAATTTTTAATAGCATCACTAATATCAGATGCGGAAGAATTAGTTGCAATCAAATCGACGATTTGTTCCATAAAATTTATTGATAATCTTTTATTATTTATATTTCAGCTTTCTTACTATCCTTTTGCAATTGCATATCAAATTTAGCAACTTCTTGTTCTAAATCTGGTTCTTGTGGAATTTCACCCATTCCCATACCTTGATCTGCTCCCATTGCTCCCATATCTTGACCCTCAGGTGGAAGTGGTTCGCCTGTAATAGGATCAACTGCATTTGGATCTGGGATTATTCCTGCCTTAATTTCTTTTTCAATTTGTTTGTCTTGTTCTGCAATTTCTGAATCAGTTTGACGTAATATTTTTCTGCGAACATAATCCTGTGAAAAATATTTTCCAACATATGGTTCAATAGTTGCCAAAAGACCAAGACGCTCATTCATCAATTCAGAATCTTTTAATTCTGCAAATTGATTATCGTAGATGAAATCATATTGAATATGATCTGAAATTTTTTCCCAATCTTCAACACTAACAATATTTTTAAGCAATAACTGAGTTTTGAGTAAATCGGTAAATAAGTTTGAAAATCTCTTTCTCAAACGTCCAACAAACTTGGCAAATTTCAGTTCATCTCTTAAAATTTCAGATGATCGTCCAAGATTAAATCCACCATCATTCGCAATTCTAGATTCGGGAACACCTAATGATCTGTATAGTTTTTTCTGGAAATATTCAATATCCGATAGTTCTCCAAGATTTTGTCCTCCAGGAAGAGTTGTAATTTCGGTTCCTCTACCACCTTCTCTTCTTGGGAGCCAAAAATCTTCCATCATAGACATATACTTTCTGTCATCACGAATTTCACCAGTATTTGCATCATATGCAAGTTTATTTCTATAGCGATGCATAACCTCCTTCAAGTATTGTTCTGCTTTTACTTTAGGAAGATTGCCAACGTCAATATAGAAAATTCTTCTTTCTGGTGCGCGAGAAAGTCTGTAAATAACCAAAGAATCCTCAATCATTCTTAACTGATTGAGTGATTTAATTGCTTTGTGGAGATATGATAATACAGTTCCTTTATTTCTGTCAATTAATCCTGAAGTGCAATATGTAACAGAATCTTTTGCTATTTTGATTGTTTTTTGACCGCCAGCACTCGCAATTATACCTGTGTTATAATTGGGTTGGGGAGTATATACAAAATATTCTTCAATTTCTGGGTAAAAAGATTTTGAAGTCTCAGTTACGTTTGAAATATTTGGAAGATTTTGAATCCCGTTTGGCTTTCTTTTTTTCTTTTCTTGTCTAATATGTCTAATCTTCATGGGATCAATATATCGAATATCTTTTAAACCCTCATTTGGTTTATTGACATCGATAATTTTTAGATAAAACAGTCTTCCATCAACATACCAATTTCTAAAAATTTCATGACACTTTTTATCAAAATCTAAAAGTTCTTTAATATATTTAAATTCTTCTCTTATAATTTTTTTTAACTTATCACTGGCATTTACATTACTCAATTCAATTTCCACTGGAGAATCATATAAGTCACTAACAATAGCTTCATTGACAACATCTTCAACCGCAGAATCACATTCTGGGTGAAGTGCCATTTCTCTATATCTACGAATTAAATCAAATTCAGTTCTGTAAACCCCTTCAATATCTAAATATTGACCGTAAAAACCACTGGCAATATAAGTATCAACCCCGTCCTCATTATTAGGAGGAACGGGGGATACTATAGATTTAGGTTGTTTATCACTCTTATCATCAATTGAAAAACCAAAAAGTTTTGCCATCTTATAATCTATATTTTTATAACTATACTATTTAGAAGATAGTTTCGCCACCAGCATTTGCACCATTACCCTTGATTGCTTCCCACCACTGAACTTGCATTTCAACTGTAAATTCTTGAATAGTGTCTCCACTATCATAAGAAAGATCGATTGGTGAAATATTAGTTGGGAACAAATCATAGAAATGATATGCTCTTAGAGTCGATCCATCACGATCAAGCTGGAATACATAAGCATCTGCTTGATATGTAAGTGGATTGGTAATACCTGTGTTGTCAGATAATCTATTGATAGCATTCATCCACTGCTCAAATGCTGATCTGATACTGAAATCCGTATCATTAATAACTGTAATAGTCCAACTATCAAAACTTCTATCGCCAGCAACTTTGATGACTCTTCCTCTGAACGGAACATCAATTGGAGCAATTGTTGATCCTGGAAGTGCTGCAGATTTTACAAGAAATCTTGATTTATTCAGAACATCATTAGCGCCAGTAATATCAACTTCAGATGGGAATGAAAGAACAACTTCAAATAGATTAGGTCTTGCACCGCCTCCAGATAGCTGGGTCTTAAAATCCTGAACCTTTCTTAATGGGGGTGGATTGATTGATTGATTTGCCATAGTTTTAAACCTCTTAGTTAATTAAAGAATAATTAAACAGTTCCAATTACTTCATCAAATGAAACGCCAGTTCTAGTGGCAACAAATGTAAGACCAATAAAGTTAATTGATTTTGTTGGTTTAATATAGATATCAGCCAGGAATTCATTATTATCAATCACCGCTGCAGTATTATTTGACTCATCGCAAATAATTCTATAATCGAAAATTCCTCTCTTTGACTGAACGTCGCGTAAGAATGGTTCAACAATATTTACAAAGTTAGTTCTAGTTACTGCGTCATTGAATTCAAATAGTTGATCTTTTGCAGCGGCAGAAATAGCTTCTTCAAGATAGATAAACAATCTACGAACATTAATTCTATCGAAGGCAGAAGCCTTTTCTAAAGCAGTCTTATCACCGAATAATATAAATCCTGCACCAGGCGAGAAGATAACAGGGTTAACTCTGTTACTGTAAAGTCTATCTCTTTGAGTCTTTGTTGGGTTAAATGCTAACTTAACTGTATTTTGAATAACTCCTCTATTAGTTCCAGCAGGTGAATACCATGGGAAGAAGTTAGTATCAGTTCTTACGCAAGTTCCAGCAATATCACCATTCAATGGAATATAGCGGAAAGTATCAGAGAACTTATCATACATGTATTTGTAGCCAGAATCAAACACACCATATGAAGTTGAATCTAAGGATGAATAATATCCAATAAGATTTTGAGTGATTGTTTCTGGGGAACTAATTACTGTTGATCCACTTCCAGTATCGACAATCATTGATCCTCTATATGGGGAAATGAATGCCATAGTATTTTTTCTTTCTGTAGCTACATTAAGAAGAGTCTTAGCCAGAGCTTGTGCTCTCTCCTTAGAATATGCCGCAGATCCCATAAGTAGGAAGTCTACACTAACATCTTCGGCACTTTCAAAAATTCTATATCCATCGGCAAGATCTCCAATTTCTGCAGATAGAGCACCATTATTTGTTATATTATCTAATCCATCATAATTTGTTCCACCAGTAAGGGCATAAACTTGATTACCAACAACACTAAAATTAGTGTTTTCTGCTGGTTGGTCCCAACCAGTATCAGTATCAATTGTATATTCGGAACTATATGCTGCAGTTACAACTCCAACAGGTTGCGATCCGCCAAAAATATAAGGTGAATTTGATGCTAGATATCTTCTCCAATAAGATGGGCTTCCGAAGGAGAATTCTGCATTTGTTGCCTTAGATAATCCGAAATGCTTCTCAAGAATAGTTCCGGCGTTACCTGTAATCTCACCCTTATCGTCAATTACTAAAATATGAACTTCATCAAATCTTGCATTTCTATTTTTACCATAAGTTGTAGTTGATGGGCGATTTGCAAGTCTATCCCAATCAAATGTTAACTTAGAACTTGGTAGAGTGATAGTTTGCTCTCCAAACCAATCTTTTATTCCAGTGTAGGTAGTTGATCCAAATGCAACTGTCTGCCCCGTGCTGTGAATTGCTACATTTCCAGTATTTGTGAATGCATACAATCCATTTTCTTGATAATCAACGTCAATAGCTGTTCCGGATGCATCTACATGCTGGAGAACTTTGACATAAATCTCACCAGATCCAATCTGAGTTACAATTCCCTTAAGATATCCAGTCAAAATAGATGTAGTTCCAACACCAGCACTTGTTCTCCCATAAACTGACTGGGTAATACCACAACCAACTGCAATATTGGATCCACTAATTGAAGTTGTTGCAATTCCAGTTAAAACTTGATCTGCCTTAGAGTCAACAACTGCAACTACTAAACCATTAGCCCAGGAACCTGGATTTTTTGCTGCAAAAGTTACACCACTAATAGTTTCTTCACCATAACCCTTATCAACATAATCCTCTAAGCTTTTGATGAATGGAGTTGCACCGGATCCAACATATGCATTTTTAAGGTTTGCATCTGTTGATCTAATAACTCTCAAAGATCCACCATATGAGAGAAATGAAGAACCTACAAACCAACTCTCATAGTGCTTATCATTAGCCTGTGGAGCTCCAAAAATATCTACCAAATCCTTTTCATTTTGGATTAAAGTTGGGACATCAATTGGTCCCTTTTCAAAAGGTGCTACTATTCCTGCAAACTTATTAGTTGTTGGATCAACTCTTCCAACGGTTAAGTCAACCTCTCTAACTATAATTCCAGGAGATGCTAAATTTAGCGGCATCTTTTTTCTCCTCTATTATTCCAGAATATTCTAGAAGTATTTATAATTTGCTCTTATTTGATCGAAGTTATACGTAATCCCACATATAACTCCTATCTCCATATTCATCAACATACCATCTATCGCCATCTTGATCTACAAAACTGGTTATATCTGTAATGCCATCAGATAAGAAACCAAAAGGTGCCATGTCTTGTTCTATCTGATTTTTTTGCTCCTCATAGATCCTTTTTCTGACATCATTGTCAGTCATTTCTTTAAAATATGTCTGGGCGACCAACCATGAGAATATTACTAAGCACATAGCAAGGTCATCATTACATCCCTCTTCTGCCTCAAATGAATTGTGTTTTTGTGCGAAAGTAGTGAGTTCACTGATGATATCATAATCACTAATCAACAACTTATCATCCTCTAATAAAGTTTTTAAATTAGAACATCCCAACTTCTTAACTGCAGCGGTCATTCGGACACCTAATTGCGATTTCTTTCCACTAAACCCAGATCCAACTATTTGCCCTGCTCTACCCCTCATCGCACACATAAGGACATTATCATACTCTAAATCAAAGTGTAAGATATTTGCTACTTGATCTCCAATATCATTAACCTCAATCAATAACCAAGCATCATTATATCCCCTTGCAACATCATTAATTATGCTAGGAAATAGCATCGGTTTGATTTCATTATTTCTATACTTGGCAACCGCTTTATATGGAAATTCCGTAATATCGAACACCACAAATGCTGAATAATCATTACCTAAACCTCTAGCGACGTCAACTGTTATTAAGTAATTGTGTTCTGGAACTGGAGGTTGATGAACGTCTAATCCGGCATTCCTCTTCAGTGGATCTTCATAAACTAAATTTCTAAGTTTTGCTGGATTAATAAGTGTATTGATTGATCCTAAAAATTCACACTCGAACTCAACTTTGAATTGCTGTTCGCTTGTATTCGCTATCGTCTGAGCTTTCCAATTCTCATCTCTACCTGGAACTTCAGACCAGTGAACGTCAGTCGGAACATATTCATTCTTACCTCGCTCAGCATCATGCCACATACGGTAGAAGTGGTTCATACCGCGAGGTGTGGAAACTATGATAACCTTCGTGCTTTGTCCTGATGAAATTGTTGGATATACTGATGCAAAGAAATCATCAGCAATGTGGTTTGGAATGAACGCAAATTCGTCCAAAAAGATGATGTTGTAAGATCCTCCACGAACCGCTGACGCCGATGTAGAGGCAGCTATGATCTTTGATCCATTCTCTAGCTCCAAACTACCCCTGTTCCACTGTATAACGCCCTGCTGCATCCATTTGGGAAGGTTCTCATATGCAAGTTGCAATCTTTGTAGAAGATCTCTTGCAGTTGATGCCTTGTTTGCTAGAATTGCAATATTAACATTGGCATTATATAATGCATAATGTAGTAGGTAAGAAACGCAAGTTGTTGACTTACCAGTTTGTCTAGGCATCTTGCAGATATTAAATCTGTTCTGATGGAACCTACTAATTAATTTTTCCTGGAAAGGATAAAGTTCAAATGGAACAAGACCATGATCCAAAGAAACGATCTTAATGTATTTTTTTGCAAAATACACAGGATCTTGCATACATTTAGCCCATTCTGAAATTCTTTCTTCAGTCCAATCAATTGGTGTATTTGCTCTCTTTAAGTTTGGATTAGATAGATAAGCATCTGACTGCTTTAATTGTATATCTTCAATTTCCATAGTTTAATCAACTTCCCAAATAATAGAGCTATATGTTGTGTTAATTTGAGCAGACTTTATTGCTAAAGAAAGATTACTTCCCGGAGAAATTACAATCCTATAATCAGATAAATCAATATTTAATGATCCACTACTAGGTATTGCATAAGTTAAAATAGGAGTACTTGTAGTTTCACTTATCG